CTTGGAATGGTAATCAAAGATGGTATCATAGTGGTATACCTTATATCGCGCCACCTACCTTTACTTTTTATATTGATGGAGAACCATATCTTATTGTAGCAGGTAATTATCTTGAATTAGATGATGTATTACCAGGTGCGCATGAAATTAGAGAAGATGTAAGTACTGATGATTATATTATTACAGTATTTGGTAGTAATAATGTTGAAGGTACAACTTCTATAATTAATATTGTAGATGGAGAAACAGTAGAAGTAGAATATGTAAATGAAATAATTACTCCGCCTACTGTACAGCCATCTACTCCTCCAGCATTACCAACTGCTACACCAACAATAGAACCTACAGCTACTCCTATTCCAACTGAAACACCAACAACAGCTCCAACTAAAGTACCAACAAGTACTCCTTCCCCTACAGAAACACCTACTCTAACAATAGAACCTACTATAATACCTACAGAAATTCCAACAATTGCGCCAACAGAAACTCCTAGTCCTACAGAAGAGCCAACTGCTACACCAATACCAACAGAAGAACCTACAGCAACACCCGCGTCAACAGCTACTCCAACTATTAAACCGACTCCTTCTCCTACGCCAGAAATAACTGCAACTCCAATAATAATATCTACGGAGGAACCTACATATGAACCAACAGAAACACCAACCGCAGAGCCGACCTCAACACCCACTCCCAGTCCCACATCCACTCCAATACCAGCAAGCCCAACTCCAACAACAGAGCCCAGTCCCACACCAACTATCACCGTCGCTCCAACAATTAAGCCCACCACAATTCCTACCATACGACCAACTAATATACCAGTTGTCACAGTTACCCCTGGAAAGCCTAGTAAGTCTCCAAGACCTACTCCCGCACCTACCAAAACAATAAAACCTACAAAGAAGCCCACAGCAGCCCCTACAGTTATACCAACAATTAAATCTACAGTTACTCCTGCGCCAACAAAAACCCCGAAACCGACAAATAGTCCTATTTCAACATTAAAACCAACTTTAACTCCTACTATAACACCAACAAAATTTCCTACTTTTTCGCCTGCGCCAACACCTACTGAAGAATTAGATGTTGTAGTAGATATTGAAGAACCACCTATTGAAGAAATTCCTGAAATAAGTATTCAATTACCTACTCCAACACCAAAACCAACACCTACTCCTATACCAACTTTATCTCCAGAAATAATTGCTCAAATTATTAGTAATTTACCGGAACCTGTTCCAAACGGCCCTAATTTTTCTCAATATACAGATGAAGAATTAGAAGAATTATTTAATTTCTGGGGATATGATACACCTTTATATGGTATGCTACAAACAGGTGATGAAATTCCTATTGAAATAATATTAATAGGATTAATTGGCATATTATGTTTGATAGTATATTTTATATTAAGAAAACGTAGTATTTGACTTTCTTTTAAAATTTTGTTATAATATATACATAAGGTAAGGAAATAAAAAAATTTTTCTTACCTTAATAAAGGAGTTTGGTGTAATTGGCAGCATAGCGGTCTCCAAAACCGTTGGTGAGGGTTCAAATCCTTCAACTCCTGCTTTAGGTTCCTCCTGTAAAAATCCTTCTGTTCGCGACAGTGAAAAGGAGTGGTTGGGGCTAATAATATAAAGAAAGTAGAATTTATATTATGTGTTCACCAATAAAGAACGCCGGGAGTTCTCTTACCCCGTAAGGTAATCCGGAATACACATAAGATTCGCTCGGCGATTAGATTACGTCGTAAGACAATAAGGTGTCAGTCTAACGGAAATTGAACTCGTTAGTGTCAATCGCGATATTCCTGCGTAATGAGAGTTGAGGTACCTGACAGGTATGTGAACCAAGAGTAGAAAGACACATTTAGGGAATGTGTGCTTCGCGGGCACAGGTATTCCTACGTGAGACTCGCGGTGAAATCGAGTGGCGGCTCCAATGGATTGAGGCCCAGAAGATGCCAATAGGAGAAGAAACCGCGAGATTTATGGGCGTCTAGCACAGTTGGTTAGTGCAGCTGACTCATAATCAGCCGGTCTTGGGTTCGAGCCCCAAGGCGCCCATTTAATAAGAGGAAGAAGAAAATTAATGCGCTCGTGGGAGAATGGCTTATCCGGAAGTCTGCAAAACTTCATATGCCAGTTCAATTCTGGCCGAGCGCTCTTGACGCACGGGAAACCGTGCGTTTTTCTATTTGACTTTAAATTAATTTTGTGTTATAATACATAAAAGGAGGAAACGATATGACACTTGAGGAATGTAAATTAAAAACTATAGAGCATATTAATCTTGTAAGAAAGTATATTCGTTTCTTTACAGATAAATTAACTGACCGTGGAGAAAAACATGATGCTTCAAAATTAACAGAAGATGAACTTCCATATTTTGCAGAACATACAGATAAATTAAATGAAATAGAATATGGTTCTGAAGAATATAAAGCAGAGCTTGAAGCATTAAAACCAGCCCTAGAACATCATTATGCTTCTAATACACATCATCCAGAACATTTTCAAAATGGTATAGAAGATATGACACTTTGGGATATTGTAGAAATGTTTTGTGACTGGAAAGCTTCTACAAAACGCCAGCGCGCAGGTAATATTTTAAAATCAATTGATATTAATGCTGAACGTTTTAATATTGAACCACAATTAAAACAAATTTTGATTAATACTGCTAAAATGATGGAAGATTACGAGTAGAGGGCAAAATAATGAAACAATTAATAATCGCACGAAAAGATTTAAATATGAGTCCGGGTAAACTTGCGGCACAAGTAAGCCATGCAAGTATGGCTTTTTTAACCATACAAATCCAGAATCATAAATTGCCTAAACCAGTTGATAATCAATGGATAATTGCTTTACCTATTAATTTAGATGTTTATGAAGAATGGATTTGTGGTTCTTTTACAAAAATAATTTGTGAAGCAAAAAATAAATATCAACTTGAAAAAGTTATTGCACTCGCGCGCGAATTGGGTTTAGAAGAAAATAGAGATTTTTTCTTAATTAAAGATAATTGCTATACAGAATTAACACTTGAAGAAATAGATGAAAATGGAGTTGGTCGAACTCTTACTTGTATCGGTTTTCGTCCTCTTCCTGACGATATTTGCGCGCAATTATCTAAAAAATATCAGCTATATAAATAATTAAATTTGGAGATTTTTAATAATGAGTATTTTTATGTTTGGTAAGCAAAAAGCGAAAGAACCAGCAATTGATAAAGAAGATTTTGAAAAAATATTAAAAGATGCAAGTAAATATCTTATAACTTCTTCAATACAACCAGAAATACAGCTTTTAATTACTCCTCGCGAAATTAAACATTTAAAGAAACAAATTTGGAAATTTTCACATAAATAATATTTGACTTTTTATAAAAATTTTGTTATAATTATTATGTTGAAAGGGAAAACAACAAAATAAAAGCCTTAGTCCAAGGCTAAAACAAATAAAAAGGAGATTTAAAATTATGACTAATTTCAATCAGGTAATTTCTAACTTTGTTAATTACAACGCTAATAATACTCGGATTAAGAATGGTGCCCTTCAGGGCATGCGCGCGAAGGGCAGCTTTATTGATGAAGCTCCTTTTGTTACTGCGATGAAGCAGGAGAATAATTTTAAGCGTACTGAAAATGGTGCAGTAGCAAAGAAGTCTACTATGTCCAAGCTATACGATCTATTCGCGCTTGGTGGCTCTTATCGTTCTCGTACTGAGAGTGATTGTATTGTTCTCTTTAAGAATGCATATCAGGAAAATCCTACCTATGCCCTAAAGTGCCTATGGTATCTTCGTGATATTCTTGAAGGTCAGGGTGAGCGTCGTTTCTTCCGTGTTTGCCTAAAGTGGCTTGCCACTTATGACAAGCAGGCTGTACTACGCAACCTTGATACTATTGCCCGTGATGGTTTTGGCCGTTGGGATGACCTATTCGTTCTTTTCGATACTCCTTGCGAGAATGCTGTTATGAAGCTAATTGAGAATCAGCTCATTAGTGATATGAAGGCATATCAGGCTGGTGCGGCAGTATCTCTACTTGGCAAGTGGATTCCTTCTGAAAATTCTTCTTCTGCTAAGACTAAGCATAATGCTCGTCGTATTATTGCTGCACTACACGTAACTCCTCGTGAGTATCGTAAGACTCTATCTGCCCTACGTGAGCGTATTCATGTAGTAGAGCGTCTTATGTCCCAGAACCGTTGGGACGAGATTGACTTTTCCCATCTACCTTCTCGTGCTGGTCTAATCTATCGCAAGGCTTTCGAGCGTCGTGACATGATTCAGCAGAAGTATCGTGAGTTCGCGAAGGATACTTCTACTAAGGTAAATGCTGGAGCACTTTATCCATATGATGTGGTAAAATCTGCTATTAATGTAATGAGTTCTAATAGTTGTTGGGGCCGCTCTAATGTTGCTCTTGACAATACTCAGCGCCTTATGGTCAATAAGTATTGGGATAACCTTACTGATTACTTTAAGGGCGGCGTTGCTAATATGATGGTCGTGGCAGACACTAGTGGTAGTATGACGTCTACCTATGGAACTTCTATTGCTCCTATTACTATTGCCACTTCTCTCGCAATTTACGCCGCAGAACGAGCTAAGGGGCCTTTTGCTGATCACTATATTAGCTTCAGCCGTAATGCCAAGTTAATTGAAGTTCGTGGTGCTGATTTCTGCGATAAGGTTGACCGTATTGTGAGGGCGAATCTATGCGGGGATACTAATATTGAAGCTGTTTTCGATTTAGTCTTAGATACGGCTATGCGAGCTCATCTATCTCCTAAGGATATTCCTGGCACTTTAGTAATTTGCTCTGATATGGAAGTAAATCGTTGTAGTGATATGCGTGGCGATAAGACTGTCTTTATGGATAAGATTCGTCGTAAGTGGCACAATAAGTGTAATGGCCGCTATCCTTTCCCTAATTTAGTTTATTGGAACTGTGCGGCCCGAAATGATACTTTTATTGATGAACCTCGCGCCGGTGTTACTTTTGTTTCAGGCGCGTCTCCAGTTCTATTCGAACAGGTTCTAAAGGGAGTTAGCGCAATTCAACTTATGTTAGATAAGTTAGATAGCGAGAGATATATGAATATTCATTAAAATAAAGCAGAGCTTTAAGCTCTGCTTTTATATAGGTGATAAAATGAAAAAAATTGATATGCGAGGGACTAAATGGAATAGATTAACTATCCCAGAAGACGCCATACCAGAAAAACGTAATAAAGTTTTATATTGGCCTTGTATTTGTGATTGCGGCAATACTTGTTTAATAAATGGGTCTTTAATCCGTAGTGGGAAAACTAAATCTTGTGGCTGTTATCAAAAAGAACGTGCTTCTCAAGCAAGTATTAAAGATTTAACAGGCCAAGTTTTTAATAGATTAGCCGTCTTAGAAAAAGATAATATTAAAAAAGAAAATTATTGGATTTGTAAATGCTCTTGTGGAAAAATTACCAGTGTAAGAGGAATTGATTTAAAACGAGGACAAGTAAAATCTTGCGGTTGTTTATTAACAGAGCATATTAAAAAATATAATTTTCCACCGCTAGATTTACAAGGACAAACTTTTAATAAATTAACAGTAATATATAGAATTACAAATAATGCTAAGGGAAAAACTATGTGGCATTGTAAATGTGAATGTGGTAATGAATGTGATGTTGAAGGTAGTAATCTTATAAATGGGAATACAAAATCTTGCGGTTGTATTAAATCTTTTGGAAATATGAATATAGATTTAATATTAAATAATTCCAACATAATTTATAAAAAAGAATATGCTATAAATATTGAAAATAAATATTATAAATATGATTTTGCTATATATGATGAAAATAAAAATATTATGCGTTTGATAGAATTTGACGGAGAACAACATTATTATCCAACTAGTGGATGGAATACAAAAGAAAAATATAAACAACAAAACCATAGAGACTTTTTAAAAAATCAATACGCCCTCTCCCACAACATCCCACTTGTCCGTATCCCATACTGGGAACGTGATAATATAACTTTAGAAATGATTATGGGCGATCAATATTTAGTCAAAAAAGAATAAATTTGAGATGGAGAAATCCATCTCTTTTTTATTTGACTTATTATAAAAAATTTGCTATAATAATTATAGAAAGGGTGAGGAAAGTGAATTATTATATCTACCTCGATGATGTGCGCGAAGATGATACTTGGTTCCGCCAGCATTTGAATACCGAACATTGGGCTCCTTGTATTGTACGCTCTTATGAGGAAATAATTCATGTTCTCAACCATATGCGTGATTATATGGCTGAAAATGAGATTCTTATTCTTGATCTCGACCACGACCTTGGAGAAGAAGAGAATGGTTATAACGAGCTTTCACGCACGGGCTATGACGTATGTAAATGGATTGTAGAAAATAATTTTCCTTTTTTCTACTTTCATATCCATAGCCAAAATGCTGTTGGTGCTGCGAATATGCGTCAACTTCTTACTCATTATGGATATAAGGAGATTTGATATGGTTTTTGAAGATTTCGTTAAAATATGTGATAATCTAACTGAACGAGAACTTAAACTTATAGAGCGAGCATATGATGAAGGATATAGAGAGGGCTATAGTAATGCTTATGATTTCTGGCACAAATAATATTTGACTTTCTCTAAAAAATCTGATATAATTATTATAGTAAATGAGAAAGGGAATAAATAATATGAATGATTTTCAAGAGATGCGAGAGCAATATAAGGAAGTTTTGCGATTGCGTAACTATAATACTGAATGGATAAATGTTTATCTTACCGAATTTGATGAAATTGTAGCAAAGCAACTATGGGATATTTTAAGCCCTTTGATGGAAAGTTGTAATATTGAACTTAGAGAGGATATATAATATGAAGAATTTGCGTCCTGTTTATCGAGATATTAAAGATTGGGCTGTTCTTGATGAACGCACTATTCATGATTTTTCTGATTCTGAAAATTCCATCAAAGTTGTAGAAGTTCTAATTGGTACTCTTCATTACGAGCATGTTGGAATTAATCAGCACTATGAAGAACGTCGTACTCCTATTATCCGTTGGATTACTCGAAAAGAATATGATTATCTTCGTGCGAATGAAGGAACCGTAATTTGGTAAGAAAGGATATTAATTATGCGTAAATATGAGAAGATTGATACAATTTATGCTCGTGATACAGAAGGTTCGAAAAATCTGCGTCCTGGAGTATTTCGTGATTCTACAGTAGAATATCTTGCTTTAAATAAGTGGATTTGGACTGAAAAAATAGATGGAACAAATATTCGTATTCATTGGGATGGTCATCAAATTACTTTTGGTGGAAGAACCGATAATGCGCAAATTCCTTCTGATTTAGTTACTAGACTAAATGAAATCTTTATGAATGAAGCTGCTGAAGAACTTTTTGAGCAAACTTTTGGTGAAAAAGAAGTAATTATTTTTGGAGAAGGTTACGGACGTAAAATTCAAAAAGTTGGCTCTAAATATATTAAAAATGGAGTAGACTTTATTGTTTTTGATGTTCTTGTAGGCGAAAACTATCAATCGCGCGAATGGGTTGAAAAAACCGCTCAGATGTTCGGTTTAAAAATAGTTCCAATTGTTGGAGAAGGCACTCTTTATGAAGCTACTAAATTTGTATGTGACCATCCTAATTCTGTAGTGGCAGAAGATGAAGTTGAAATGGAAGGTATTGTTGCGCGGCCTGAAGTAGAAATGCGTGATAGATGCGGAAATCGTATTATTGTAAAAATTAAATGGTGCGATATGAAGGAGTTAATTTAATATGATTGTTAGATATGAAATTGAATTTTGGGATGAAATTGATGAAGAAGTTAGAATTGAAAAAGGACTTAGCGCTGGAAAAGATTTAGGAGAAGCAGTAAATCGTATTACTAATTATTATGGTAAAAATAATGTAAATTCGATTAAAGTATATGAATGTGAAGAAGTTCTGTGCGATGAAGAAATTAAAGAGTTTTTTACTTGACTTCTATTAAAAATTCTGATATAATATTTATACAAGGTAAGGAAAATAAAATAAATAATCGCGCGCAGATTATTTAAATAAAACCTTAACTTGAGTACCCATCTATGAGAGGTATAAAATTGTCATAGACGTTTGGAGAGAAGCCATCAATGACGCCACACTCCGAAACGTAAAAAAAATTAAAGTGCCTGACATGACGAAATATATTGGGTGGACAAGAACTCGCGGTTAAAAGAGTAATTAACCACAAAGACAAGTCTTGGGTGGTCACTATCCTCCGCGCAAGCGGGAAAGCGACATTTAATATGTGCGGGTTAATGTAATGGCAACATAGAAGTCTCATAAGCTTCAGATTCCGTTCGAGTCGGAGCCCGCTCCTAACGCTCAATAGTTTAATTGGCTAAAATTTCCCGTTCATACCGGGACGACTCCTAGTTCGATTCTAGGTTGAGCGACCAACAATCTGCGTCCAGATTGTAAAAGAATGGCGGGGCGGACTCTCCCATAATGAGCGTGGATTTTGTAGGCGTGCCAGCTATGAATTACACCTACGACGAAAGGTTATCTAACTCCATCTTATCTGATAGAGTATCCTAGGTTATAGATAACTAATTAGTCCATCGGCGCAAAAGGAAAGCATAATGGCTTACTTCAAATGGTCTTATCGGCGCCTTATAAATAGGAAAAACCAAATAAATAGTCATTTTGACCGACAAGGTCGCCACCAGATGGGAAGGGAACCGAGTTATGCTCTTCCAGTGAGTGGGAGTCATGACCCACAATAGTCTGAACGCGGAATATTTCGTCGCCGCACTGGTGTTTCAACGCGTTGATTTACGTAATTAAGTCGTTAGGAGCGACTAGAGGGAGAGACCCTGACTAATAAGCAAGTCCATTCTATGAAATGGTAAAATGAGCAGCAATGCGGTAATACCGGTGCACCGGTAGCAAAGTTACCCTAGCTCACCAATTATTTTAAAAGATAAGACTTGAGCTTATCTCGGGCAATGAAACAAGCGCCGTGCCGTAGATGCGGTGCTTAGCGGAGCCTACGTGGGTTTAGCGTGTCAACCACAACGCGGATAGGCATTAGCCGAAAGAAAACACGCTTTAATGGCGTCTTATCTCTTACCTTCTCGTGGTGACGCTGTAAGTACCAAAAAGTATTATTTAATACCTAGCGTGAAACTAAAAGAGATTTGAGCAGGATGGAAGGAAACGAGTAGGAAGAAGTCCTTTATGGGGGTGCACACCCTAACAGCCGAGTAGTAGTAACGGCACTTGCAAAGCAGTAACATCTACTGGACGCATAAAGATGTAAAATGACTTAATGCTTATTAAGCTAGGATTATCGAGGACGTGAGTGGTGGGATTGTTTGAGATCTTGTAGATAATCTAAGTATATTCCTGCGGAGACAGGGGTAAGAACTGGCGTTCCGCGGCCAGAATACTTTGCGGGCTTTATTGATTCGGGAGGAAGTGCCTGTAGATGAACTTCTCAGGGTAATCGCCATAATCGAATCGTGGTATACCATTGTAAGAAACTTCTGTCATCCTTAGTTTCTTGTAGTTTCAAGGATGAGGGGCGCGGACACCAGAGCTCCGCAATATGGCACCGTAGTGCAAAGGTAAGCACGCTGGCCTTTCAAGCCAGTGATGCTGGGTTCAAGTCCCGCCGGTGCTTCCATGCTACCATCGTCTAGCGGCAAGGATATATGTCTCTCAAGCATATGGCACCAGTTCGAGTCTGGTTGGTAGTACCACTCTCTTATAAAGAGACCACTTTCATCCACGCAGTATGAGTTGCAAACGGTCTGCGTTATCAAAATCGTTAGAATATGGGCTGATAGTGATAACGGCTAGCACTGATGCCTTGCAAGCCTCGAGTCCGGGTTCGATTCCCGGTCGGTCCACCATTTTTTTTAAAGGAGATTATTATGGAAAAAGAATTATTTATTTGTTCAAAGTGTGGACATTCATTTGAAACTGAACAATATAAAATAGAAAATTATGAAACAGAACCTTATATGGTAGTTATTTGTACTTGTACAAATTGTGGAAGTAAAATTTTTAAAAAGAGAGAAGAATAATTATGAGTAAACAAATAACATACGATTTTCACGCTTATAATCCTGATGATACAGATCAAGAAGTTAGTTTTACAGAAAATTTAGATGTAATGAATCTTTCACGTTTTCATGCTTTTTGCAAAACTTTTGCTCATGCTTGCGGTTATACTACTGAAAGTATAGAAGAAATTTTTGGAAGAACAAGATTTGAAGATTTTATTGATTGACTTTTCCTAAAAATTATAGTATAATATTTATAGTAAAGGGAAAGGAGATAAATTATTTATGGATTATCTAGATGATTTTCTTGTTGGCCCTCAAAGTGATGAATATGGTAATGATTGGTATGTTTATGAAATTCCTGAGCCAGAATGGGACCAAAGATGTCGAGGGTTAGAAAAATTAATGCTTGACATTGAATAAAAATTATGCTATAATATTTATAGAAACAAGGAAAGGATGATTATTGTGCGTAAGACTTCTACTCGTACTGTATTTTCTTCTTCTTGGAGCCGTCGTAAGCAAGCAGAAATGCTTAATGAATGGCAGTAAATAGCGCCGGGTCCACCCCACTGGGCCTTAAAGGGAAATTGCGGTAAAATGTGAGAAGCGCTACCGCAAATGTTCTTCTAACGCCTCTCATAGAAGCGCACCACTAGAAGACTTATTAACCTAGGTATGATGTAGGACATATGGACCTGCGGTTGTGGCGAACAACGATAAAAATCGCCAGTAAACCCAGATAGTTACTTTAAGGGTTTCTACCGCGTTAATCTTACTATCGGATTGCGGTTGCTTTAACGGCTAGTGGTGGAATGGCATACACAGCGGACTTAAAATCCGCTGCCCTTACGGGATTGAGGGTTCAACTCCCTCCTAGCCGACCAAGGACTACTGTTCTCACTTCATACGTCCTATATAAACATTCTAGAAGTGAATTATGGGGCATTGGACTTAGGCGAACATGGCACAGCCGGCGGACTCAAAATCCGCGTCTTTCGGGGTTCGAATCCCCGATGCCCTACCACTTGACTTTTAGCAGAAAATCTGCTATAATAAATATATAAGAACGACAGGAACAGCAATTTACAAAAATAAAAAAGAAATTAATTATATTTGGATTTAATTAAAGAAAATTTTTATTGAACTGTCGTGCTGATTGAAATTAAAGGCGGATACAGCAAATAACATTATTCAAGCAGTATTCTTTTAAAATATGTAGCTAAAATAAGCCGCCTAGAACTTATGGGGATGTACCAGAACTTGGCATATGGAACCGGCTTAGAACCGGTGGTTTGAGGGTTCAACTCCCTCCTTCCCCACCAGTCACCTCCCGCTAATGTGACAACCGTTAACATTTGTTTGATAGTTTCTGTTGGAAAACGGTATATAAAGAAGCAACAGCACACATCAATCAGACAAGTTGCTATGCTGATATGATTGAAACTATCATGGCATCATTGAAGAGCCTTCACGCGGCGATGCTGTTTAAACTAATCTTCAAAGTATTAAAGAGCGCCTAACCGCCTTGCAAACCGAGTTAGGCCATGAACCCCAATGCGAATTGGCAGGCGATACCTGTATAGTCAAGCCCGGGGCCGCGGAAGAAAGCACGAATAAGAGTAGACCGGTCGTGCGGAAAACAGTTCACTTTAATATTTAAGTTATCCGCTGACCAATACGCGGGATATAAATGGTTGGGTATAAATTAAGATATTTTAAGGTAGCATTGGTGTCATGAGCCAATGAGATAAGATGCTCCTACATCAGCTTAAAATATAAATAAAATCATAGGAGTGATTATTATGAAAAAATGGGAAAGATTTTCTGATGAAGAGTTGCAAGAAATTGCTTATAGAAGTTCTTGCTTAGGAGACTACGCTAAAAATTTAGGCTATTCTATAAAAGGTACTAGTGGTAATAGTGCTCGTTCTTCTATAAAAGCAATGATTGAACTTAAACAAATAAATGTAATGCATTTTAAAGGTTATAAAGATAAATCTACACAATTTAATTATAAACATGTTAATGAAAATTATAATGTTAGTAGTTTATTTATAGAAAACAGCTTCGCAGAAAGAAAACTTATTAGACGTTATTTATTAGCATATAATTTAATTCCATATAAATGTGCTTTTTGTGGTAATGAAGGGGAATGGCGAGGAAAGCAGATTAGTTTAGAATTAGACCATATTAATGGCAAGCATAATGATAATAGATTAGAAAATCTTCGTTGGCTTTGTCCAAATTGTCACGCTACTACTCCTACATACTGCGGTAAAAATATAACTTATCAATGTGAACAAGCCCTGTTAGCTCAGTCGGTAGAGCATTCGGCTGGTCAGATAGAAACAAGTCCTAGTTGAGTGCAAGACTCAAATCTGGCACCATTAACCGAAGTGTCGGCAGTTCAAGTCTGTCACAGGGCGCTAACTCAGAGCAAATGTGAGTTTAGAGAATGATGTGCGGTTAGCTGACCTTAAAGCTATTCTAATCTAGAGGAGAATAAAATATGGATAATGTACGTTTAAAGATTTTACCACCTTGGACTATTGTAATTCGTAAGTTTGAAGCTCTGTTTGATGGTGATCCACAGATTGCTTGTAATTGTGACTTTAACGGCGCTAATCCTTCTATCGTTCTTGCTTGCAATAACGGTGATAAGGTCGCCGCACTCCAGAAGATTCTACCTTCCGAAGTTGATTTTGGCAATATTAAGCTAGCTGTAACAGTAGATGGTGTTCCAAGTAATCGAGCTTTTACCAGTAAGGTAGAGTTATTTGATACCGCTTTTAAG